GACCAAATCTGCAATGCGGGCTGCGGTGGAAGCAGCTCAAGTTCTACACCAACATGAGCTGTCCAATCCCTTCAGACTTCCAAGACCTGATCATCGATCAGAACGCTTCTGTGTGCGAGGCGCTCGGAAAGCTAGGTCCGGCATCACAGCTTTGGTTTGATGCTTACTCCTGCATCTACAAGAACAACCTTGAGTTCACTGAGGAGTTCCGAAACAAGATTTGTGCAACAGGATGCGGTGGCGGTGGTGGAGGAACTTCCACTTCAACAACTCAGGCCGGTTCTGGCCAGCAGGATTACAGCGCTGCTGGCTCTTATGAATTTGTGGTTCCCTCCGGCATCACCGAGCTGACCGTAATCGTGGTTGGCGGTGGCGGTGGCGGTGGTGGTCGTGGAAGCGCATTCCTACCTCCGACCCGAGTGTGCTCTGGTGGCGGATCTGGCGAAAAGCGCGTCCACACCTTTACGGTCGTTCCTTTGGAGGTAGTGAACATCACAGTAGGAAGTGGTGGCACGCAAGACGCAGTTACCGGAGATGGCTCCAGCGGAACTGCTTCCGGTGTCTTTTACGATACTGTCAGCGTGGTCGCAAACCCTGGAGGTGGTGGCCAGAATGAGAACTGCACCGCCGCACCGTTTGCCGGTGGCGCTGGCGGTAGCGGCGGTAGCGGCGGAACGGGAACCTCCGGCAATGCTGGTGGGGCATCCACTGCGGCTTGCGCAAGCGGTAGTGGTGGCGCATCTGTCGGACTGTCCGCTGGCGCTGGTTCGGCTGGCAGTATTGCTGATAATTCGCACCCAGGAAACGATGGTGCGGTTCGCATTACTTGGTAATGTCCACCACCCCATACAAAGGCATCATCCTGCGGCCTCTCCTTGGGCCGATGGACTCGCGCTCAAACCCGGAGGACGCCCCCGCGAACTCGTTCCGCTTCAAGCTGAACATGATGGTGGACGACAACGACAAGCTGGCCCGAGGCTACGGATGGGAGCGGCTGCTCGCAGATGCTTCTCCTTACGTCAATCAGGACGCGCACGACCAAGGAGACTGTTTCGACACCCAACCTCCCAGAGAGCCGATTACGATGCTCTATGAGGCCACCAACAACCTTGGAATCCGACGGTTGATCCGTGGTCAATCAAGCTCGCTCGCCATCCTGAGTGAGAGCACTGGTAATTGGACCTACATTGGACGCGGGTTCGGGGGTGGGACAACTGCCACCCAGCTCAGATGGTCCGTTGGGCAGGCTGGCAACACCATCATCTTCACGAACAACCGCGATAAGCCTCAGAGCTACTCCATCGGAACGCTTCCAGCAGGTTGCGGAGATTCGGCGGTCAACGAAATCGCCGACCTGAACACGCTAGACGTGACACAGGCAGCGGTCGCAGCCAGCTTCAACGGCTGCATTTTCCTGATGAACGTCGTTCAGGATGGAACGCGCTACACAAGCCGAGTCCGGTGGAGTGGTGTGAACAACCCGCTGACGTGGGTTCCTTCAGCAGCCACCGTAGCTAACTTCCAAGACCTCCCCTACACGGAGACAATCCTTGCAGCGCGGGAGCTTCAAGGGAACCTCATCATCTTCACCGACAAAAGCATCTATCGGTGCTTTGTGAACGGGGCTTCTTTCGGGTTTGCTCGCGTCTATACCGAGCCGACGAATCGGGACAAGTGCTTGGTCTATCCGCAGACCTTGGTAAGCGACGGCAACAACCTCTACTGGCTGGGTCGGGATGCGTTTTACCAATGGAACGTCTATCTGGCTGAACCTCAACAGCCCGAATGGCTGTGGCGCTCCTCGAATCTGGTCATCAACACCCTCGACACGAGCTGCTGCTCGGGACCAGTCGGGGAATACTGGCCGAACTTGAAGACAATCCTGTGGTCTTGGCCGAAAAGCGGTGAGGGCTGCCTCAACTTCCGCACCATCCAGGCGAATCTGCGGGTGAACACCGCTGACATCATTGACCACGGGTTCACCGTCTTCGCCAACTACCGCAGCGACCGTCGGCAGACGCTTGATGAGTGGCTCGATGAGTATTGCACCGACGATTTCCTCGGCCTCTGCGCCAACATCGGCGGGAAAACCATTGATGACTTCTGCGCGGAGTGCAATCAGCAGCAGCTTTTCATTGGAGCCTCCTCGCAAGACTACTCCATCAAGCAGCTCGGCACGAGTTACAGCCGTGAACGCTGCGAGAACGCTGCCACTGGCGAAGGTTCCTTCGATGCGCAGGGCAACTACGTCCCATTCGTCGGGGAATACGTCAATGACGGCTATTTCAGCATCGTTCGCGGGATGTTCCCGCTGGGGAACATGGACTACGAGAAGTCCATCCGGCAGTTCCTCATGGAGCCGACCGTTCAAGACCTTCTCGGCGACTCAAACTACTGGCGGCTACGCATCGGCACCAGCTATCAGGCGCGAGACGCCAATCCTTACCTGAAGCCGCTCGCTTTCGGCTACGAGACAGACGACTTCGCGCCGGAATGGCAGGCGGAGTTCACCACGGACGGAGATTCCTGCGAGGTGCTCTGGCACAAGATGACCGACAAGGAGATCCGCTGCCCCGACGACATGACGACTGCTCAATACTTGACTGCGAATGTCAGGCCGGTGAAGTCGGAGAACTGGATGTTCAACTACTGCGGACGGTTTCTCTACTTCGAGCTGTCGGTGATCGGGAAGAACGAACTCGGCCAAGTGATTCCGCCTGTGGGCGCAGTGTTCACGCTCAGCCGCTTTCAGGTGGATGCTAGAGTGATGGCATCCTGAGATTTGGTCCGACGCTCAATCTCGCGGGTGAGATACCAGCGAGCCTTCTCAAGATCCTCGATGGCGTTCCCCTTCAGGTCCGCCCTCCAAATATATTTCAGGGCATTCCCCAAGCAGAAGTTCATGTGCTCGGCAATCTGGATGCACTCCACGCCGGATTTGTGGTCGGTGTAGTGCTTTGGATTGTTGACTGGATCGTTTGCTGCTGACTCAACTGGCGGCAGTGGTTTCCCATCAACAGCAGCTTGTAGCTCTTCCTGTGTAGCCGGTCGCCCAGCACGCATCACGATGATTTCCTTCATAGTTCTCTCCTAATCCACTTCTCCAAACACCTGTTAAAAGTCTTCCTCGCAGCCGGTGACAGGTGATTCAGCGGTTTCTCCGACACAGCAGCAGCCAGCAGGAACCGCCGCACCTTGAACGGCTTAAACAGGTCCACGCAGGCGGCGTCGGCAAAAGCTCCGCACACATCCACATCCACTCCAGTCCAAGACACCTTCACGCAAAGCCGCTCCACCATCCGCAAGGACAGGCCGGAACGCTCTGCGAGCTGGTTCCTTGAAAGGGGCTTCCGCTCCACCTTCGCCATCGCAGCGACGATGAAGGGGGGAACTTCGTCAAGGACTTGTGGGAGGGTGGGCATGGTTAGGTGTTACGAGCGGAGGCTTTCTGCGTGCTTGCGCAATCGCTGCGCTTGCTTTTCAAGGTCCGCTGCAATCGCGTCGCACCATGCAGGCTCATTTTCGCTGACCGTCCCGTCGCGCCAATCAATATATTCTGTCACCAAATCTGAAACTTTGGATTCCCACCAGTCCCCTCCAGAGCAGCCATCCACAATGCGCAAAATGGCGTGGTCATATCCACCAAGATTGGCATAAACGGACCCTTTAAGGTCTTCTAGGATAGCTTCCCACGCGCCATCCACCGCGTCCGTAAGTGCGTTTTTAACTTCGTCCTTTAACACCTCCTTTAGCGACTCTACAACTTTTCTGGAGGCTCGAATGGGAGACTTTGACTTTAGCTTTTTGGCCTTCATATCAATTCCCCTGCGCATGGAACTTCTCCAGCGCGTTCATCTCATCGTCATTCAAGGTGATGGTCCCACCGGGAGCCGCATTGGCGAGCTTGGCGATGAACACCGCATCATCCACCGGAAGGTTCTCCACATGGCTCAACTCCACGAGGCGCTCTTTCAGAGCCGGGTTGAACTTCACGATGGCGTATCTCCGCGAGGCGGTGATGAAGGCGACGCTCCCATCAGCCAGCTTCTCATTGCACCCCTGACACTCCGCCATCTTCAGCTCCGGCGAGGTGAACAGCTTGGTGCGCTCATACATCAGGCCGCAGATGGGGCACATCCGGGTGAACCTCTGAGCTGATGCCACAGCTTTGCTCTTGCCGCTCGTTACCTGCGCCTTGGCCATTGAGGGGAGGTCGCCCCAGAGTTTCGTCAGGCCGCGTGGTTTGTAGGGGTCGGGTTGCGACATGCCAGCGAGCGTCCGCCAAATCTGGCGGGGTGTCAAGCCGTCAATCGCACCCGGCGAATCTTTTTCCTGCGGCCACGCATGGGGCTAATCTTCCGGCGACGACCTGTGAGGCTCACCCGGCGAATCTTCGCCCGACGGCCACGGCTTGGCGCAACCCCCACAGACTTCATCCGTCCATACACCCCGCCAGTCAGCGAGACGCGACCGTAGGAGGGTTCGCGCACAGTGCCGCCAGGGCGATTCTCAGCGACATCCTCCTTGGTGATGTTCCCCGGCTTGCCGAAGAGCGCCTGTGCCCCGTCCTGCCACGCCTTGATGCCTTGGCGAATGACTTGGCCGCGCTCCCCGGTGGAACTCTCCACGAGCTGCTTGTATTGCTCCGCTGTCGGACGCTTCCCACCGAGGGCTGCGGTGACGGGGTTGTTCTCTTGGTAATCCCCCCAGACGGATGCTTTGGCGGTCTTGGCGGCGACCTCTGGTGAATCGCCCGCTTCGAGGCGTTGCTTGAGGTAGTAGGCTTCCAGCTCGGTGAGCTGCTTCTGCGCGGCGGCTTTCGCCTTGGCATAGCCTGCGGTGTCGCCTTTACGCTGGGCGATGTCCATGTCGCTGACCGCTTGGCTGAGAGCCTTGCGCTTTACGTTCGTCAGGCCGACGGTGCCAGTGAAGCCGGGGGATGGAAGGTCGAAGCCTTTGGCCTTGGCGTTCTCCATGATGCCCCTTCGAGCGGCTTCCGTGGTGTCGCGCTCCTTGCCGAGCATGTATTCAAGCTCAGGCGCTCCGAAGGTGAGGCGTGTGATTGACCTGCGCAGTGGTGCAAGAACTTCCTCAACGGTTCCGCCCTTCATGGCAATCTTCCCACCGCTCACGATGTCGCGTGCGATTTGCGAAGCAGTAGCGAACGCGAATGCTTTCTGGAGCGGGTCTGCGGTTGACCGTCCATCAACCCAGCCGTAGGCAGCCCTGATGATGTCGCCGACGTAGTAGCTGCTCAACAGCAGGTAGTTGCCCATCGCCCGCATCAGGTGGTCCGGGTCCGTGTAGAAGTCCGAGTCCAATGGGGTGGGTCGGTCGGCTCGCTTTCCTTGGAACTTGCGCTTGATCCATTCGCTTCCAGCATCGCCTGCGCCTTGGAAGAGGATGGCGATGGCTGCGAATCCGAGGGCCGCAGTAATCTTGCTTGCGGCCTGAAGAACCTTCTTCCGGTCCCGCGATCCGCCAGTGGAGATGCGCAGGAGCTTCAGGAAAGCATCGGCTGGGTAGCCTTGCAGTGTCAGCAGCGTGCGCCAGAGCGTTGAGGCCTGTCCAGCGCTGGCACGGTTGGTTGGGAGCGCGGCGTTGTTCTCCGCAATCATGCTCCGCTGAACCGCATCAAAGGTTCGCTGATTAAAAATCTCAGCAGGCCTGCCAGCCATTTTGTCCTGATAGTATTGCAGGAGGTTCTTCTCCAGCAGGAACCCTTCCGAGGAGGCGCTGCTTTCGAGGAACTTGCGGACCTCTGCCAAGGAGTTCACGGCGGTCTGCTGGTTCAGGGATGGCAGCCACTCGCTCGGCTTCAGCATTGCATCCGGGTTGGCTGGATCAATCTCCGTGATGCCAGCGTCGGTGAGCCGCTTGCCGAACACCATCGCCACTTCTTGAAGGCGCTTCTCCATGTTGCCCACCAGGCCAAGCGAGAGGGCGTTCATGTTCAGGTCGCTCGCTTCAAGAACACTGCCACGAACGAAGGCGTTGGTGGCATCCAGTCCGGTGTTCGCAAGGCGTTCGATGAAATGCAACGCCCGACCAGTGCGGGTCTTGGTGGCCTTGTCCATCTCAAGCTGATTGCGGAACTGGCCGCTTTCCGACCACGCCTGTTTAGTCACATCCCACCAGTCATTGCTCAGATCAAAACCGAGTTCATTGCTGACGCGCTCAAAGGCTGCCCGCACGTTCTTCGCACCAACACGAGGCTTGAAAAGCGCAAGCTGTGCGGACTTGAAGATGCCATCAGCAACCACGTCCACAGCACCTTTGAGCGTGCGCTGGAACTGAGGATCGCGTCCAAGGCGGCGGTCGGCAAATCCGGCAATGTTCCGCGCCACTAGGTAGCCCGTGTTCACCACGCCACGGGGAACATTCGTCAGGGCTTTCCATGCAGCTAGCGACGCGCTCATGTAGTTCATCGCCCACGCATTCGTGAGCACCTGAATCTGGCCTTGGGAAAGGTTGCGAGCGGCGATTTCAATCTTGGCCAGCACGCTACCAACAGTTGCTTTCAAGAGCTTCTGCCCCAGCCTTGTCGGCACAATGTCGGGACCACCCGCCCGGTAGCTGTCCTCGAAGTTCTTCAAGGATGTTCTAAGCAGATCCAGCACGTCCTGCATCTCCTGCGGGTTGCCCTTGTAGTTCTCCAGAATAGCCTCCCGCTCCTTGTCCGTGGTGGCTTTTCCTAGCCGAGCAATCCGGTTCTGCAATTCCGTGATGGAAAGCCGGAGAGAGTTAGCGAAGTCAACGAGTGAAGAGTGGTTCGCCCGAGAGAGCGCCGTGATGCGGTCAATGCTGCTGACTGCCCCGTAGTCGTAGTATTCCGACGGCAGTTCCAAGTTGGCCGCAGGCTTGGTGAACTCGTTGTCGGATGACAGTGCGATGGAGAGTCCGCTGTTCTTTGCGTTGTCGTCGGCGCGTTCCTTCTGGATGCGCTGTGCATGGCTGACGTATTGCAGAAGCTCGTTGTTGAGTCCCTGCCGAGCGGTGTCCAGCGGGTTGAT